ATTTGTACCACATAATCCATAAAGACACTGGTAAGAAGGTGCTATTTAAACTAAATAAAGCTCAAAGAGAGTTCTACGAGATAATCCCACTGTATGACAAGTTTGTTATTCTCAAATCTCGTCAGCTAGGTATGTCTACATTCGTAGCTCTTTATTATCTTGACAAGGTACTATGGGAACCTAACAAGGAAGTCGCAATGATTGCCCATATTAAAGAAGCAGCGATGGACCTCTACAACAAGAAGGCACAGTTTGCTATTCGTAACATGCCACAATGTGTACGAGACCTTATCACTTTTGGTAAAGAATCTTCTACTCGTTTGCAGGTAATCAAACCTAAAACAGGGGATACCTCCATCTTCTCTGTGCTTGTGTCATCACGTTCTGGTACTCCTACACATACTCATATTTCTGAGCTCGGTAAGATGTCTAAAAAAGACCCTATTAGGGCTACAGAAATCCTATCTGGTTCAATTTCTGCTCTTTCTTTTGGACACAAGTTGTTTATTGAGTCCACAGCAGAAGGTGCACAGGGTTTGTTCTACGAAACATTTAATGCTTCTTGGAAGGAACGTAGTAGAATACTACCTGGTTCACCATATGCAATGACAATGTGTTTTCCATTATTCTTTAACTGGACCTACGATGAAGGGCAAATATCTCAGGTAACCCAAATAATACCAGCAGAAGACATGGAAGTTATCGACATCGACTGGGTTGAGTTCCAAAAAGATAACAACTTAACAGATAAAGAAATTACATGGTACTATCTAAAGTGGTTAGGGGTTGGTAAAGACACACAGTACTTGTTTCAAGAGTTTCCTACCACACCAGAAGATGCATTCTTAGCTTCTGGTCAGTGTTTCTTTTCACAAAGACGTGTATCTCAAATGATTGAAAAGATTAATGATAATAAACCATTATCAGCTTATGATATTTTTGGTGGAGAGCTAATGGTGAATAATCGTGGAAAATTTATGGTCTACAAAAAGCCTGAAACTGGTAAACAGTACACTACAGGTGCCGATGTTGGGCAAGGTCTTGATGACGGTGACTTTTCTGTAGCTGTCGTTATTGATAATAGTACAAAAGAAATAGTTGCTTTTTATAGAGTAAGACGAGAGCCTTATGAATTTGCTGAAGATTTGAACTGTATCGGAAGATATTATAGTACTGCAAAATTAGTAGTAGAATCAAACAAAGATGGGTACTATGTAAACGATAGACTTGTGAAAGATTTTGAGTACCCGAACATGTACATTCAGCAATCTTATGACAAGACTACTCGTAAATACACTGATAAGATTGGTTGGGACACAAATGCAAAGACACGACAGCTTGGGCTTATATCACTAAAGGTTGCATTTAATACTATAGATACTTGGTATATCAAATCACTACTAGAAGAAATGCAAACATTTGTCATGAACAAGCGTGGTAAGTTTGAAGCGCTTCCTGGAAAGCACGATGACTGTGTCATGGCATGTTCTGTTGCTTATGGTTCTCTAAATGCAGAGCTAAAAGAGAAGAAAAAAGATTCTCCAGAGAAGAAATACACACGAATGGCTGTTGCTTTTGGAGAAATTACAATGGAAGAGTACTTAGAATACGCACAAAAACACAATTTATTGTAAAATAGTTGACAAATCGTAAAAAATGTTTTATGATTACGTCAAATATGTCACATTCAGAATTAATTTTAGAAGAACTAGCGGAAAAAACAGATATTTCTTCTAAAGACAACAAAAAAAACAAATCAGGACTACTTGAAAACAAAGAAAAGTGGGATACTCTTTCTAAAAAGAAGGATGAGATGAAAAACACTGTTCATCGTCGTCGTTATGATGAAATTCTACGTCAGGTAGATGCTGAGTTGGTTGATACTGTTAACCAAAACGTGTCTCACAATGGTGAATTTTCAAATAGATATAAAATAAACTACTATACATTACCTAGTGGTGATGTTGATTATATTCCTACACTTTCACATGCTACATCTACAGCTACTACGTCTATTCCAATGACAAAGAAGCCTCATGTATTCTCTAAGGTGCAGATTGCTGTATCACTACTTGGTTCTAAGATTCCAGATGCTAATTTTGAATCAGATGAAAAGATTTGGGCTCGTGCAAACTATGAACTATGGAAACGAACATGGGAAATGGAAGGAGGTAACGCAATGCCAGCGTGGCAATCTTTTGTACAGAACACAGCTACAACAGGATTCGGTGCAATAAAAACATTTTACAAAGAAGTACGTCAACCAGTTAAATCTGGTGCATTTGAAACAGAGCGTGTCTTATTTGATGATGTTTATCGTTTGGCTCTGGACCCATCACGTGTTTGGGTAGGAGTGGGGTATAAAAACTCAGACTACTGGTCTAAGACAGAATACTTGTATGAAGAAGACTTACCTGTAGAGGAAATCATCACACGTCTTGAAATGATGGGTGTTAAGAAGGTAAACAAGAAGAAGCTTGATTTATGCCAGTTATCAGAAGAAGGAAAAAGAGAATACTCTGAAAAAGAGCAGACCCATGGAACAGTTACATATTACGAAAACGAATTAACTAACACATATTTGATTATGTGTGGTCAGTACGTTTTGTTTGAAGGTGAACTTGATAGTCCTGATGGTTACGCTTCAATCAGTACTGCTAACTTCTTCGTTCGGAATGAACGAGACCCTTATGGTGTTGGTCTGTGGGAATTAGGTCGTGGTAGCAGTGCAATGATGAATCACTTAGATGTGATGACAGCACAGCAGATTGAATCTGAGCTTTCACCTATTTTATTCCAACTAGGAGCAGGAGCACAAGGAACAAAAACATACCAACGTGGCTCTAACATCATTAACCAACTTACGGCAGGTTCAGAAATCGAAGTTGTACGCACAACTGGAAACCCTTCTGCTGCAATGGGTTATATCCAAAATGAAAAGCAATCACTAGATGAAACTACTGGTCTACCCGAAGTTCTTTCAGGTCTAGGAAGTGAAACAACTCTTGGTGCTACAGTTATTGTAAAAGAAGCTGCGTTACAACGCCTATCTATTCCTCGTAATTCAGTAATTAACGCTCTTAAACGAGATGCATTCATTACATGTTCTTACTTTAAAACACACTATGCTCTACCAAAGGTTCAGTCATTTGCAACTACTGGAGCGTTGGATACTTTTATTGAAAATAACCCAACATACTTTGTTGAGGAAATTCCTGAATTATCTGAAGAGGGTGGTGAAGTATTTGCAACATTTGCTAAGAAAATAACAATGCCTTTTTACTTGGGAATAAATTCTGAAGCAGAAACAGAAGATGATAAGGTTGAATACGACGAGAACTCACCATCGACATATGTTCGTACAGAACTTATGAAACGCGTAGAAGTTATCAGAGGGTTTAATCCTTTGTCTAGCACTCTTACAATTACAGTTGACCCTAACTCACTGTTGCAACCTTCTGAAGAACTAACACAGCAAAAAATTTCCTCACTTGCTCCATCCATATCACAGATGACATTGCAAGCATTACAAGCTGCACAACAAGACCCAATGCTTGGAAAGGCACTCATGAAACAGTTGGTAGCATACTTAGAAGCAATGAAACTTGACGTATATACATGGCTTCCAAAAGAAATAGCGGACCAAGCGATGAAAGGAGAACTTGTACAACCAGGTCTACAACAGTTAGCTGCCGCAAACCAAATGGCTGAAGCAGGTCAGAAAATGCAAGATGTAGGTATGCCTATCACACAAGATGTGAACAACCTTCCGCAAGTAGGTAATCAAATGCAAGATGCATATAATGCCTCAGTAGGAAAGCTTGACAGCACAATGGCTAGCTCACAACCTCAATAAGTATGAATGAATTTGTACATATATCGAACCCAACAGTTATAAACTCAATAAAGATGTTTATTGACAAGATGGTTAGGGAGCAAGGTAACCAGATGCGTGTTCAAAAAGATGAGTTTACTACAATTGTAAGAGCTGCAGAAATAGATGGTGAAAGAAAGTTTATCGACGCATTAAAGGATAGGCTAGACTCACTTCTAATCAATTAATAAAAAATAATCTAGTTATAAACTGTATGAAAAAACAAAAAAAAGATGAAAAAGCATTAGTAGCTCGTAAAAGAGACTATACTGTAGAGATAAACTTCTCAGAAGAAGCTATCAAAAATAAACTAGTACGTTTTACTGCTACACGAAGAAGTAAGAGCTTTGTTATTTCGCTAGAAGAAATAATGGAACTTATTATTCAAAATTTAAATAAAGAATATCTTGGTATGTCATCAATAGCAACATCGTCTATGGATTTTGTTGATGTTGTTAGAACTATATCTGGTGTATGTTCAAAAGACTTCAAAGAAGGTGACGAAATATCATTCAACTTTACTGTTAAAACACCGCTTGAAGTTGCTGTAGCAGAAGAGCTATACAACATGGGAAAAATAAATGGTGATGTCGTTGAAACTGTATCTACAGAAAAGATTAAACAGGCGATGAAAAACATTAAAGACTACCAAAAGGAATACGTAATGAGAACTCATGTTGATAAATTTAAGGATGAACTCGAAAAACTAAATACTGGTGAAACAAGTGAGAGTAATGTAGAAGAAGTTGCCCAACAGGACGATGTTGGTGTTAGTGATGTTCCTACTGATATAGATGAAAATATTCTACCAGTAGAAAGTCCTTACAAATTAGAAGATAATAATTAATTATAATTATGCCACGAAAAACAAACACAGTTACTGCTACTGAAAAAGCAGAGTTAGTGGAAGACGTAGCTACCACGAAAGAAGTTGAAGAAACAATTACAGAAACTACCACTGAAGCAGTTAAAGCAGATGAAGTAGTTGAAACTGTTAATGCAACTGAGTTATTAGCTTCTATTGATGATGCAATATCACAATTACGAGCTGCGCCAGAATATAAACGAGTTCCTACCGCTGCACAAGCTGCATTTGAAAAACAAATGGCTGATGCATATTTTCCAATTGCTGTACCAGAATGGAAAAAGAAACAAGTCATGAGTGAACTAGGTTCAGAAGTTACTTATGGACAACGAGCAGACCTTGATGCTGTACTTGATTTATTCCATGAATTTTTCCACCCAAATGACGGTTTCAAGCTATTTATTGATCCACTAGACGTTAAAGGTAACGGTATTCCATTGACAGTTGTTGTCCCTGGTAAATACTCTGACCTTGCTGTCGAAGACCTTGTAGCACTTGGGTGCCATAGAGCAACAGTACATGTTCCATCTGTTCATGTAGAACAAATTGGTGTAACTCTAAAGTCTCATTTTACAAAAATGACTAATATCTTATCTAAATATAAGTACCCACGTAACTAATTATGGAGGAGATTAAATCTATAAGTCTAAATATCCTAGAAAGGAGCGCACTAAGTAATATCTTATCTATTTTTAAGTACCCATTAGATGTCACAAAACATGCTAATAAACTCCGTAACGATTGCTACCTAGACGATGAAGAGAAAGAGAAGGTTGAATACCGAATTGAAACTGACCAGTCAGGTAAGAGAAACGAGATTGTAAACAAAGAAAAAGCTATAGCTCTTACAAAGGATATTGCTATTGTTAAAGGTTTAGAAACAGTGATACTAGATAACCTAAAGGTAGTTAAACCTGGTGGTTTTTCTATAGAAGAGGGAGAAGTCCTACTACCACTTGTCGAAAAGTTGGAGAATATTTATAAATAGTATATAAAGTACTTGACAAAGTTAAAAGTTTGTATTATGATACAAGCAACATACTTCAGTCAGCTTACTGTATAACAAGCGTCTGTATGGAAGAAGAAACTAATTTGACTACGGAAGACTTCGTAAAAGCATTTGATGATGCATTTAACGAGTTAGAAGATGTCAGTTCTGAAGAAATAGAAGAATCTGATGAACAAACAGTAGAGGGTGATACTACTGAACAAAATAATATAAAAAGCGATGATGAATCTGGTGACCCTGATGAGACAGATGACAATTCTGGAGTAGAGGCTAAGCCGATAGTCAAAGCAAAAGGTGAATCTGATGCATCTTTCAAGATAAGAGAAAAGATTGCACAGAAACAAGCTCAAATTGCTTCAGCTAAAACAGCAGAAGAAATTGAAGCACACCAACAAGATAAGCGTACTCTGCGTCGTGAACTTGCTGAAACAAAAAAAGCAGAGAAACAGTTAAACATTTCACATAACTCTGAACTTGATTTAGATACTGATGATGATACTGAATTAGAGAAACTGTCGGATTTACTTAAAAAAGCAGGATTTGTACGAGCAGAAGATGTGAGTACACTCCTTGCAGAAAAAAAAGTCAAAGAAGAACTATCTGATACAGTTGAAGAATTTCTTGCCTCTAAAAAAGAGTTCCAGGATGACGAACTAGCCGATGAGTTCTTGCAAACATTAAATTCTACAGGAATTAAGTGGGAGCAAATGAACAAAAAGCAAGTTATAGGTCTTATGGAACACTTTTACGAAAACTCTGATATAAAATCAGATGCATTCGAAGACAAGAGTAAAACAATCAGTAAAGCAGTTGATTTACAACAAAAGATTAAGTCTACAACATTTAGTGGAACATCCCAAGCTAAACAAGCTAAAGATGTTACACCAGATGATATACAACTTGACTCTGCGTTTAAACAACTAGGTCTGTAATCGAGATAAGTCTCATAGGTGAATAGTTTAACTGAATTAATTAATTAAATTATTGACCTATGTCTATTTACCTCGCAGGAAATCCTGAATCTCGCAATGTTCAATATGCTCAAAAAGATGCAACTACAGCTACTGAATTTGCTACTATGGCAGCATTTGACTCAACAACTGGTCTTATTGAACCAGTAACTGCAGCAACAACTGCACCAGAAACATACGGAATCTTCACAGAAACCGTAAAAGCTGGTCAAGCTCTAACACAGGTTGGAGTAGAACTAAAAATGGCTGGAGCAGAATATATCGTTGCTTCAACAAATAACTCTGATGTTGCGCACAACGGACAACGAATGGTTGCAACAAACGCTGGAGCAATCAACAACACTGGTACAGATAATGCTGCTGGTATCGTTCGCCAAGTAGGTGTTGTAGGAGTCGCAGCAGACAAGCTTATCAAAGTAATCTTTGTATAGTTTTAAACTAACCATATAATATGAATCCAACAACATTACAACTAGGAGCAATGCAGAGTATAATCAATACTACTGCAAAACAGTTGTTCCCTAAAGTAGAACTAAAAAACAAGTACGATGAGTACATGAAGTTCATGACAAAAAGTGAAACTTCTGACCGTCAAGAAGTACAAGCTGGTATCACAGGTTTGTCAATGGCTGAATTTATCACAGAAGGTGGTATTCCAGTTCCAGACGCACCTATCGCTGGTTTCCAAAAAATCTATACCCAACAACAACTTCGAAAAGATGTACGTATTGGTTTCCAAACATACCTTTACATGTTCAAGAAAGGTGACCGTTCAAAAATTACTGAAGGTCTTGGAAAAGATTTGGAAAAGAAAATCGTTGATGTTAAGAAATCAATTGAACAAACTAAAGAGTACTATGCTCAATGTTTGCTACAACAAGGTTTCAACACTTCATTCGTATTCTCTCCTGTAAACAACGTAACTGCTCAAGCACGTGTAGTTGATACTACTGCTGCTGACGGTGTTGAATACTGGTCACGAAATCACTTACGTGAAGACGGTGGAGCTAACTGGTCAACAGTTATCGAAGACGGTGCTACACCATCTCCAGTTCCATCAGTTGCTGCTCTTGAAGCTATGCACATTATTCACGGTCTTAAGAAAGATGGACGTGGTAACCCACTTAACTCTTCAATTGACACCGTTATCTGTGCTAAGAACACTCAAGTTCACCAAACACTTATCCGTATCAAGAAAGACTTAGATGCTGGACGTTACCCTGCTCAATTGCCAGGACAAAATGGTTCATTCAATGAAGCTACCACAATTCCTTCATTTGACCTTGTTGCTCTAAAGCGTTGGCAAGGACAAGGCTTGTCAGGACTTTCATGGGGTGGATTTGACTCAACACTTAACAGTGACGAAATGGGATTCCGTTTCATCGAATCACTTCCTCTTACCATGGTTGACTTGCCACAGCAAACCAACTACGACTACCTACTTTCAGCTACTACAATGTTTGAAATGGGTTGTACAGACATCCGCCCTTGGATGTGGTCAGCAGGAGACTCAGTTACTTTCTAGTTTCTCTCTTCTATCGGAGCACTTCGGTGCTTCGGACAGAGTAGACAAACTCTTAAACTCTATTAAACTTATGCTTACACCATCACACACCGAACAAGTAACAATACCAGTAGATATATCAGCTGTTGGTAACAATGTTATCGTACCAGAATTTATTCCATCAAATGGAACACATACAGGAGCAACATTCATTCATAATGTTAAGATTTTTCCAGATGCTCCTACAGAAATCATCCTAAAGGCTGTAGACAATGTAACAGCAACAGAACGTATTCTTGATGCTGGTGGTACCTATACAGCAGGACAGCCATTTATCATCGAAAATACATCACCAGACGGTGTTTACTTGTTTAGACTTAATGAGCATGAAGAGTTTGTAGTAGAACTATCTGCTGCATCACAGTGTACTGGTTTTACAAATGTAAGTTACTTCATGTACTAATATGAATCCTGAGCAAGACCTACACCTTCGTGTATGGGCTACAGAACGTGATAACTTAACCTCTGAGTTAAAGTCACTTAAAGCTCAAATAGAAGCTGCTAAAATAGAAGCAGACACACTACGTTCAACCAAGTCAACTCTTGTAACAGAGATTGCTGTTCTTGATGAGCAAAAGTTAAATATAGAGTCATCTATTGTTGAAAAACAAAATACACTAACAAAAGAAAACGTTGAGCTTGAAAAAGTAAATCAGTCGCTGTTGACAAGTATTAATGAACGAACAAAACAATTACAGACACTTAATCAAGCTGTTTCTGGGTTATCAAATTCTATCAACTACGTCTCACAAGACTTAGGTGAAGCACAAAAGAAAGTCGGTGAGTTGACATACGTAATAACAAATACAACAAATTCTGTCGTTAAATTTAAGAGTACTGTAGATGCTGGTATGTCAAATATATCAAAGAATGTTTCAATGGTTGTGAACGACGGTATTAAGACTATTAAGCACTTAGCTACAGAAGAAGCAAAGATTGACAAGAAGTCAACATCACTTGCTGCTCGTGAAGCGCATATACAAACAGTAGCAAACAATTTAGGAGTTAATCTAGAAAAAAAATAGTATGAGCCAGTTTTCATCAGCATCAAATACAACACCGTCAGGAGGTCTTAACTACCTTGGTACATGGGATGCAAACACAAATACACCAACGATTGTTTCTGGAACAGGAACACAGGGAGATTACTATCTAGTTTCAGTAGCTGGTACTACTGATATTGATGGTTTTTCAGATTGGCAAGTAGGAGACTGGATTATATTCAATGGTACTACATGGCAAGAAATTGATAACTCTTCATCTACATTTCAAAATGGTTTAACTGAGGCAGGAAATATAGCAGAACTAGGTGGAACATTGTTGCATAATACTACTATTGACTTAGGAGTAAATGAAATAGCTTTCAATGGAAATGACGGGGCTGGAAATACGTCCTATGTAACTAGTTCGTCAGGTTCAATATCACTAGGTCTTGCTGACACTTCTTCATATGCAGATTTTAGTGGTACTATCGGTGGATTTTCATTTGGTTCTGGTGATGCTACAAACTTAGGTACAATACAAAATGGTTCATTCCAGAATGCCTTATCTAACACACAAACAGGTGTAAGTTCTACACAGCTTTCTACATTTAGTAATAAAGTACTAGTAGAATTTAACGATTTAGCTACAACTGAGGCACAAAACTTTGAAGTTGACATTAACAATATCAAACATACAAAGTACCCAAATACTCGTAATGACTCAGCTACAACAACACCAATCAACTACATATATACAGACGAACTTGGTAACTTCTTATCAGCTCCTGACATTGGTAACGCAATTCCAATTACACATGGAGACTTGCGCGACCTTGCTGATGAAGGATTATTGAGAGTTGGTACTTTCTATATTATAGAAGATTACGCAACAACTTATGCACGTCCAGATTACGATGGTTCTGGTACTATTAAATCAACGCTTACTATTGTAACAGCACCTGTTGAGCCACTTATTGTACAAGCTATTGCACCAGGAAAGCTATCAAGTACAGCAAAATCAACGTACTTTCCATTAGACCAAATTCAGTATGACATTAATGTAATAACTACTTATGACTACGGAGGAGCGACTAACTCTGCACCATGTAAGGGACGTATAACTGAACGTATTACACCAGAAGGCTTAAGAGCAGACTATGACCACCGTGTTGTTGAGTTTATACGCTATGAGCGTCTTCCTGGTACAAGTGAGTTCTATGATATTAATGATAACGGAGGTGCTACACAGTTATTTAATACATTTGACCCAGGAAAGTGTTATGATGTGTCGTTACCTGATACATATACAGCACGTGACGTAAACGGCTTCGAATTTCCAAATACAGTGTTCCAAAAAGCGACTAGTGGCTCTAAGTTTTATGGGTATACATACAATAACACATTCAACAGAAAGACGTCTAACAACACTGTAGGCGTATGCCAAGGTAATATAACTGGATTAGTAAACTGTAATATAAACTATTTGCAAGAAAATGTTGGTCTAATATTTGATGGTGTACAGTCAGGAGCATGTCAAAATAACGTTGGTACGTATGCTGGAAACAGCATAACATTAGTTACATGTCCAATTATAAGTGGAAATATACTTGCAAACCCTGGAGCAAGTATTAGTAGGGGAACATCTAGTACTATGGAGAATACAACAGTAGAGGGTAGTATCAGCAGGTTCTCATTCATAACATTTGACAATAATGTTGTAGGTGACAGCTTGGAAAATGTAAGCGGTACTCTTGAGGGTAGAACAGTAAATGCTACATTATACCCAGATTTATTTACTGGTGTACCAACACAAAATTGGTCGTTTATGGGTGACCCTAATGGTGACCAGTTCTATAGATACTTTGATGGTAGTATCGATGTCACAAATATAATTGTTTAACATATGAATATATTTGATAAATTATCATTTACAGTAAATAAATCACTACACTATATGAATGAACTGATAAACCTTAACCATGGTGTAAAACTGCTAGGAATAGCATCACTTTGGTTGGCGAGTCAGCTTTTCGACCCAGGTTTATATAAGGAAGTAGTTATTTCTATAATTGCGTTACCAACAATTGACTACCTAACAGGTATAATTGGTGCACATAAGAAAGGTGAAAAGGTACAATCAAGAGGTTTCTATGGGTCAATAGTTAAAGTAGCTACATATGCACTAGTATTAGGAGCTTGTAGGTTATCAGAATACCCAGTACCAGAACTATCAGTACTTGACAATATTGCAATAAAAGCAATAGCAGTTACAGAAATATGGTCTATTGTAGAAAACTTTGACAAGATGGGGTATGTCAAAAATAAAAAATTAAAAGAATTAATAAGAGGTATCTCAAAATAATATGTCACAAGAAACACCAGCAAGAGAGCCATTGGACCCACTACAAAGTGCAATACTTGATGATTTAGTATTGATGCCAGATAGACCAGACGATACTTGGTTTGTTACAAAAGATGCAGGACACATGATACTTGCACAACTAAATGTACACACCGATGGTGTAACTATTATTGGTAATGGGACAATAGCAAACCCATTAGTTGCTGTTGGTGTACAGGTACCAGACAGGGTAACATTTGAGTCTGGAACACAGCTTGGCATATTTAATACTCAATTAGAGGTCTATAGTACTTACTTTTCTACAATAGAAGCAAATCCTATAGGAACGTCTAGTACAGCAGAGTTTTCTGAAACAGAACCACGTACACAATACCCATTCAGTGATGCATGTACAGTAAGGCGTGTAAGACTAGGAATTGGACAAAATACATTAACTGTACCTTGTGAGGTTGTTTTACGTAAGAATGGAGTGGACACAACAACTACAATAACTATAGCTCCTGGTGTAACTGGATATTTAACAGTTGTATCAAGCGAGCAGTTTAGCCCTACAGACCTAATATCGTACAGGGTTACAAAGCTAGGTGCACTCAATACACAAAGAGTCTTAATGACAATCTCTACAGAAGTAGAACGCTCAACAGCAGTACCACTACCGTCTGCTACACCAGTAAACGGAATAGAGTACCTAGGTCAAGATTGGGGACTGGGAGGCTCATTAATACAAGACACAGTAATTGACCAAGGAACATTTAACCTAGATATTCAGAGAAGTACATCTACTGGTGGACTATCAGGAATATCAAGTAGTTCAGCGATGTTAGGTCAACCAGCAGAAGGTATATCATTATATAATACAAACATATTAGGCTTCACATCATATGAATATGAGATAGACGGAATGCAGTCAGCTGGAGTTTCAGATATAACTGGTACACTACCAGAATTATCTACTGTAATACGCTCAGCTTCTACAGATTCAGCAAACAATACATCTCTTATAATGACAAATGGTAGGGAAATAGTTAATACTAACACATCTAACCTTGCTGTATTAGAGTCTTCAAATGTTGTTAGAAATATACCAGCAGGTACAATTACTACGATAGTACAGTCAGCTGACACAATATCTACCTATATAGTAAATGGTGCTACATCAAATCTACACCAAATTACAAGTACAGACTTACAAATCTCTTCATATCCAGAGACACGTGATGATTCAACAAATACAACACCTGTAAACTTTATCTATACAGATATTGACGGAGTTTTCAAGTCAGCACCTGTCACATTGATAACACCAATACTACCACTAAAAACAAAGGAGTTGTTTACACTAGTATCAGCTACATCTGTGACATTATCAAACATACCAAACTTTATCTTCTCTGTTCGCAAGAATGGAAAAGAACTTGCTGAGACACTTGAGTGGTCTTATGCAAGTGGAAATATCAACTTTGTTAATCCACTAGTCATGGACACAATCGAAGTTGTTTATGAGTATTAATAGAAAGTAAAATAAATTATATGGCACCATTAATGAACCCAGCATCATTAGCAAAAGATACAGAAATGCAGTCAGCGTGCGCAGGTATCTTGGTTAATGCAGCTCAACAAGTATTAGCAGACGAAGACATAAATGGATTTGTAGCACCAATTGCGGCTGCTGTAGTATTTCCAAACGCATCAAATCCTGTTGGTAGAAATAAACGTGCAGAATTTGCACAAAAAGTAATTCAAGCACCATCAGTATATGCTGAAGCAGCTGCTCGTCTTATTTTAGAATCAAAACAAGATATTATTGCTAATGTTAAGAATAACTATGATTATCTCTCACAAAACACACCAACAGGATATAACGCATTATTTAGCGAAGCAGAACCAGGTAATAACCTATCAAGCTTAGGTACTGCAGCAAATCAAATATTCTCTGTTCTTGCTGGAGTTAAACCAGAAGACGTTAACTAGTAACTCTTAACATTATTAATAAATACTATGACTGATACAATAAGAATAAAACAAAATCAATTAGAACAATCTGCGGTTCCACACTCAGTTGTAGTGTCTGATATTAATAATGAGCAGACATTTCTTGCTCCATGTACTCCTGGGCAGGTTTTGTCTGTTGGAACAACAGGTCTTGAGTTTACAACATTAACACCTACATCTGGAGGTGTATTTACTCAACAGTACTTCAACACACCACCATCTATAACAGCAATAGCCCCAACTTTCTCACAGGTGTTGACAAACTGGTCAGCATCATATGCGCATGCATCATTTAATTCAACAACAGGTGTGTTCACAGCGCCTACAAGTGCTGAATATCTGGTTAACTTTAACACAGCAATAAACACAATTACTGGTGGAACACAAGCAAGGGTTGGTTTCAAAGTAAATTGTTCTAATCTAACTACTATGTCGCTTAACACAGTTATAACACGTGACTTAGTGAATGTGTTTTATAGTGGTGGCTTTGTTAGTATGTCAAAAGTATTTAAACTAAATGCTGGTGATACATTGGTTGTATCTAGTAGTATAGAAGCACCTACATCACTAACAAGTGTTGGTCTTATGTCTGGTAGTGGAACAGTGTTAACAATAAAACAACTATAATATGAACCCTACATTCCAAGTAATAAACTCAATAGGTAATGTACTTACAATAAACAATGAAGTACAAAAACTGTCAACTAGTTATCTACGCAAGAACCACTTGATTGGTAATACAACACTAGAAGTTGATAATACAGAAGCATTTGCATCATCTGGTATATTACTCATTCATGTAAGAGATTCAGAGAATGCAGAATTTGTGCAATACTCAGCTGTACCTACACAGCAAACAATTACATGTTCACCATTATTATTGCCACACTCACGTGGGGAAAATGTAAGTAGTGTATTATGGAATCAATTTATAATAGAGTCATCACCTGATGGTACTACATGGTCAGCTGTTTCTACAGTAGACATTGACCCAACAGCTACATTTACACGTCTTGTTGACACAGCAGTAGCTGGGACATACTATCGTGTAGCTTTTCGTAATAGTGTAACTGGTGCACAGTCACCATTCTCAGACATAATACAATCAGTTGCTCCAGATGCTAATTCAGCTCAAGGTCTTATTAACCAAGTTATTACAGAATTTGGTATCAACCCTAACGATACTATTATTACACAAGAGTTCTTATTGAGTGCATTAAATGAAGCACGTTTGTTATTTGATAATATTAACTATGGAGCACACTGGGATTGGAGACAACAATTTAATAAACCATTTAAGCTGTTAGCTGGTACAAACAATGTACCCCTACCTGCAAATATTGACTTTACAGAAACCAACCGTTCGTTACTTGCACTACGTCTCAATGGATATAACAACGGTTATACATTCAATGTACAGTATGTTGATAAAAAGCTATGGAATGATATCACATTGATTAACCAAGGCTCTGTTCTAGCGCAACAAGCTAACATAGGTGACACAACATTAGTTCTTGAAAACTCTGGAGATTTCGGACCACTAGGTTCTGTATACATTGCAACAAGTGATTACTCACAAAGTATAATCACGACTAGTTTCACGGCAAACAACTCATCAACTAATACATTGTCAGGTATACCAGTCACCGCAATTGACCGTGTGTTACCAGTAGGAACACAAGTATGGGCTCGTATAACAGGTACAGCTTATCCAACAGCATATACAGTACACACTGGTAAGATTTGGTTTAACCAGGTAATCCCAATGTTGTTCCAAGGAAGAAATGCATACATGGATTACTATGAGAAACTGTTAACTATTACAGATACTAGTTATATCCTACCAGAACATCACTCACATATATATAAAAGCTATATCAAGTATGCTATAGAAAAACGTAAAGACCCTTCTACACCTACTACACATCCAGACTATCAGCTATTCGAACTACAGGCAAAAGCAATAGGTCAAAACATGTTTGACGGTCAGCCAACAAGAATAAGAACCTCATAATATGGCTAAAACATTTGAAGATGTACAAATACCTTTCTTTAGAGAAGGATTATTAAGGTCAGCAGAGTTAGCAGAAACTGTATCAATTAACAGTTCTGTTGAACGTTCTGTGAATTGGCAATTTGACTCTACTGGAGCAGCTAAAACTCGTAGAGGTATTTCACCATATATTCCAACTCCAGCAGGTGCACCTATTATATCGTTTGGTGAGTTTGCACAAAACGCATCATCTGTAAGAAGGTTGTTGTACCAGGTAGGTAATAACATTTATAAGTGGGATGGTGTATCAAGTGCATTAGCTGGTACATCAACAACTGCAAATAAAGTACGATATAAGCAGTTTGCTAACTATACCTATATTGTTAATGGCACAGGAGCTGACCCAGTACGTACATTTGATGGCACCACAATATCAACAACAAACACTGGCTCACTACCTCCTGGTGATTTAATTGAGACATTTGAAAACCGTGTTGTAGTTGCTCAAGTATCTACTGATAACATTTATTTTACTGATGTAGTTCAACCGTCAGGAACAATCACAGGAGGTGGAACAAACCCACTATACAAGTTATCTCCTGGTAATGGTCAAAAGATTACAGCTCTTAAAACTGTTCCACGTGCTATGCTTGTGTTTAAAGAAAACAGTATCTATCGTGTTTACTCACTAGACCCTAATAACCCAAGTATTGATAACTACCCAGCATATAACGTAGGTACTTACTCACAAGAAAGTATTGTTGAAACAAAGGACGGTTTCTACTTCCACCATGGTAGTGGCTTTTACCGTTTTAATTTTGATGGTCAACCTATCGAAATATCACGTCGTATATCTGACCTTGTTAACGCTGTTTCTCGTTCAAACTACGAAAAGGTAACAGGTTGGAGAGACAAGGAGGGTAACCATATATACTGGTCAGTAGGAGATTTAGAGCTTCCAGACGGTCTAATACCAAATGCTGTTGTACGTTATACAATAAACTCAGAAGTTTGGACTGTGTACTCACACACAAACCCTATTACAGCATCAATTACATATGATGATGGTGTTTATATTACACCAATTGTAGGTTATTCTAATACAGGGTATGTAGGTGAATATGAAAGTGGATTACGTGATATCAATGATGATATATTCTGTGACCTACAAACACGTGCTTTTATAATGACAGAATCATATGCAAGATTAAAACAAATAGACAAGGTGTCTGTTATTGCCTACAACGGTGCAGGCTTAAACGTTGCTTATGCACGTGATAATTACACAGAAGATAGGTGGGAACCAATTGGTAAGACTACCGAGTTATTTGTAAGTTTCTTGCCAATACCTGAGGCACTATCATTTAACCAGATTAGATTCAGAATATTTGGTGTTGTCTTAGGTGAACCTATTAACCTATACGGAATTGAAGTATCAAAACTAAGTGACGAAGGTTATCAATACAACTAACATATGGAACTACCAGAACTAGAACGACTACGTAACTTATACAGGCGAGCACCAAATCAGATAGTAAACTCTGCTGGTGATAGTCTTTCATATAGGAACATGAATACATTAGGTAACGCATCAACAACATCAAACAATGGTGTGTCTAACCAACCAGCCAATGCTGTTTCTCCTGGGACTGTAATTGTAAATGCTATATGGTCAACATCAAACTCGTCTGAAAGAATAACTCTTACACCAGACGATAAGTTTACTGTATATAGAGATGGTGACCCTTATATATGTATTGACAGCCAAACAAGTCTATTGTTTGTTGGATATGGAATTACAGAAGGTGTAAACATATCTGGTAGAGATACATTGCATACAGAACTCTTAGGTGAGTCATACCTATTTGATATACCCGATGATACACCATTTGCTCAGGACTACACACTACAATACGGACCATACTCGTTAACAAATAAACCTGTGCTGTATATAGGTACAGGAAAGGTTGAAATAGACGCAGCGCCTGGAACATTTGATGATGAGTCACTGTTTTTAAATGACTCACTTGATAAGTTAATGTGTTTTAATGGTGTTCCAATGGGTAATTACTATCGTGGGTATGTGTTATCAACTGGAGCTAAATCACATGGTACATCGGGTTGGACTTCTACACTTGTTTCACCAGGTGTATATGAAATAACATTTTCAAATCCTGCACTAGCTACTACAATTGGTAACTGGAACTGTGTAGCATCACCAGTATCAGGACACTATAGGTGTAAGGTAGACTTTCCAGCATTAAATGTAATACGTGTATCATGGCAACAATCTGTTTATGGCTCACAAACATTTGGTGTATCAGGAGGTGGTGGTGGCTCGGTGACGGTTTCTGGTATATACCAAGGTGAAACACCAGTAAACACTTCATTTAGCTTCATAGCAACAAGAAGAACAATTTAGTAGCAACACTTGACTATAGTAATTTAATTAGATATAATTTATAACAAATATGGAACTTTTCAGAAAAAATAAACTTACAAAGCCAGTAGCTAAAAGTAATGCAGCAAAAGGTGCTGCTATGGGTGGCTTTGCTGGACCAGTTGGTGCAGCTATAGGTGGTGCTTTAGGATATGCTTTAACAAAGAACCGACAAGGACCTACTCAGCAACCAAAGAAAGCTACGTCAAGTACAAGTAAGCCAGTATCTACCACAAGGTCTACCAGTAATACAAGTGGTACTCAATATCAACCATATAATGCGCAAAGTGTACAACCACAACTTACACAGTCTACAACACCGCCAAGTGGTAACTTCATGTTAGATGTGTATACACATCCACAAAACTTTCCTGAGATAGATGAAACTGCTATCTTTAATCAAGAATATAACAACCTTGGAAGCTACTACGACCCATTGTTTGATTATGAAAAACGAAAGTATAACCTACAAGCAGATGAAGCAAGGAATAGCTTCGATAACTACCTTTCTGACACAGAAGCTAAATTAACTGAAGATAGAAACAACCTTGATGTGTCTGCAGGTAGGGGGAACTACGCTTTTAGTGAAGGTATTAGAAACAATCAGAGAACTAAATTACAAGATTCTTATAACAGAGATATTGCTTCTAAGAGAAATTCATTAGAGTCAAACATGGCTAATAACGCACTAAACCTTGAGTACCAACTAGGTTCAAACGCATTAAACAATATGAACTTCAATCTATCTACTGGTTCAGCTAATGCCATGTCAAACTCACCAAGTCTTGTACGTTCAACAAACAGAGCATATAACCCAGCTGGTAACTATGCAGGAAGGTACAACGCAGAACGTGCTTCTGCTGCTAAAGATACAGCAATTGCAAAAGTCGGAAATATGCTTAGCAGACGTAACTCATTAAGAACAAACTACTAATATGGAACTACAAAGAAAAAACAACGATATTGTCCCATTTAGAGCAAGAATGGAAAATGCTCGTGACTATACTATTGACAAGAAGACTGGACGAGTTGTACAACGTAATGTATTTGGTAGAGGGTTCCAAACAGGAATTGGTGCTACAGGAAGACTTTTAAATAACTTACTAGGTGGTACATCAATGAAAGATAGGGAGATTGCTACAGCTGTAGAGGCTGGAAACGTACCAACTAGACGAGAACTGCGTAGCCAACAAAACACTATACCTACACAAGCAGTATCACAAACACCAACTCCAGAGGTCACACCTTATCAACCTTATGATACAGGGTCATACACAAGTGACTTTTCACAAATGCAGCCAGTAGGTAATCAGTACCAACAAACAGCTAACACAGATATCCAATCAAAGTTTGGTAGTCAATTTGGAAGCACAGATGATTTAATGGTTCAACGAGATAAACTAAATCAACTACGTGAGCGTGCTATTGCTGGAGAATCAATATCTGATTCTGAGATAGCTGGGATTATGGGTATTCAGGATACCTACCAAATGGACCCTAACCAACGTAAAGCTCTTAGAGCAGCAGCGGCAGACTACTTTGATAGACCTATCGCACTTCTTGATAACCATATTGCACAGCAAGAGAAGATGCAGCAAGCTCAAAGTGCTCAAGGTAGTGGACTGTTAGGAGCTCTTCCTAATGCAATACGAGATGATGTTTGGAAGATTCGTACAGAATTTACAAATGACCCTGTTGTAAAAGAGTATAGCACACTAGCACCATCTTATACATTCCTTGCTAACTTACCTGAGAATGTAGATAACTCAACAGCGCAGGCAGCATTAATTTCGTTTACAAAAGCACTTGACCCTACGTCTGTAGTACGTGAAGGTGAGTTGCAATTAACAACGTTATACGCTTCAAATCCGTCACTAGCAAATCAGTTGAAGTTGCAATATAACAGGTTAGCAAATGGTCAAGTCGTACCATCCCAAGCAATCAAGCAAGTTGTAGGAGCATTTAACCAACGATTCTCAGCTATTGAACAGAACTACCAACAGAGACTTGGCGATAGGTCATCAGCAATGCAGGCACTGTATGGTATAGACCCGCAAACAGCATCAATGATTCTTGGTAACGCTGCACCTGTACGACAACAATCACAACAACAAACAAAACAAGTTGGTGGTACTACATGGTACGACAACGGTGATGGAACATGGAGTGACTCCCCAAAAGTTTCTAGGGCAACTGGTAGCCCTGTAAAATCATTACCAGAGGCTATGAGCAGAATAGCAAGAAATGAAAGTGACGGTAGTGGAGGATATGCTGCGCTAGGTCCAGTACTCACAAGTGGTCAGTATAAAGGGCAAAGGGCTCTCGGTAAGTACCAGATAATGGAAGGTAACATTCCTTCATGGTCTAAAGAAGCACTTGGACAAAGTATCACACCACAACAGTTCTATCAAAGTCCACAACTACAAGACAGAATAGCTGCTTACAAACTAAATCAATACTACCAGAAATATGGTGACTGGGGACACGCAGCAAGTGCCTGGTTCACAGGAGGTCCACTAACAGCTAAATCAGCAGGTAAGAAAGATGTATTTGGTACATCAGCAATGGACTACGTAAACAAATTTAACGGACTCGCATAATATGACAAAAACCATAACAACTGAAGAGCTAATGAAGATGTCTGGAGGAAGTCAAGGTTTTAGTAGTTCTAATGCACAAGCAGGTAATAGGACTATATCGAGTGAAGAACTTGCAGCTATGGAGAGTCAAGAACAAGGTGGCTCTATGCAGATAGGTGCAACCAGTAGATTTGTCAACCCTACATCACAGACAGATGTAGCACGATATAATCAGGTTACACAAAATACACAGCAACTACAAGGAGCACTTGATGAACAATACAAATCACAGAAACCAATAACAAGAGTGTATGACCAAGCTGGTATTGGTGCAGCTAAAGGTCTAGCAACACTTGGTAACTTTGCAGCATCAGGAGTTAATGCATTAACTGGCAACTCATTAATAGATGACCCACGTTATACATTTGGTACTGCAGCACGTCAACAGCTAATGGATGCTTATAAAGGTAAGAATGCTGGTGAAAAGCTCGGTAAAACAATCGGTGACTTAGCTACTATTGTTGGTACAGGAGGTATACAAACAGGTGTTGCAAAAGCAGCATCTATGACAGCCCCAGTATCATCACTAGCACAAGGTGGAAGAGTAGCTCAAACAGTAGCACGTATTGCACCAGAAATAGCTGGTAGCATAGCACAAGGAGCCGCTATAACAGGTGCACAAGGACAAAGATATACACCAGGTACTGCAGCACTTGATATTGTTTCACCAGTAGCACTTGATGCTGCAGCAAAGGTTGTAAGCAGTGTATACCGCAATACAGCACTTGAGAAAGGTGTAGACAACATGATTAAGCAAAACCCTGAAGCTTTCATGAGTAAATTTAATGAGGCACGTGACAACTTATACAAAGCAATATCTGATAACCAAAACATCAAGAAAGTTGCTAGTATGGTTGAAGGGTTTGATGGTGTAGAAAATATGGAAGGTGTATCATGAATGATTGGTGATACCATCCTAAATAGTGACATCAAAAAGATAGGTAGGGGTGGACGTTTTGACCTTACAGATAGTGTTGAACTTGCAAGAGAGAACAGGGATAACTTGGTAGGTCTTGGTAAAGGATTTGCTGCTCAGTTAGACTCACTAGATAGCACAAGGCTTCCTAAGGAACAATCACAAGCTATGTGGGCTAATCTAGCTAGGTCAATATCTGACTCAACTAAACCAGGCATGGCTTCAATACGCCAAGATGTGGTACGTAACGTATCGAATAGAGTATATAAAGCATTCGGTGGAAGTGACTATACACTACATAACCTTACAGAGCTTGCATTCTCTACTCCTTCACAAGTAATAGGTAAAGACTTTGGTACTATTGAAGGTAAGGCATTCTATGCACTTAGAAACAATGCACGTGACGAGTTATATAAGAAACTATCTCAAATTAATCCTAAGCTAGCAGATGATTTTGCTAATCTATACAAGAACTACTCAGATGCAAGTTATGCTCACTCATTCTTTAAGGCAGCAAATGAAAATAAGATTAATGCAGGTGGTCTACTAAGTAAGTTAATGACACAGAACATTGCAGGTATTATAGCAACAGGAGGTCAAATGAACCCTGTTACTTACATACTGGCAAACTATGGTTCTGGAATACTTTATGACCTATTCGTTAAGGCAGGTATAACAAGCAAGCTATCAGCAAAACAACTTAAAATAGCAGCAAAGAAAATAGGTTACGAAACACTATCTGATGCCCAGGCTAGATTACTCAAGGAACATGTTGATAGTGTTATTGAGGAGACAACACAGAAAGAAGCCGCTATTGCTGTAGGAAGACAAAATGCTAAAGAGGTTGCAGATAACGCAAACATGAAGCTAGAACGCAAAGCAAAACAACAAGAAGTAAAAGACTACTACGAGAACGAACCTTATGTTCCAGAAGATAAACTCCCAGTAATCCAAACTTCTACATCAACTAAGAAAGAAGAACTACCTATAGTAAAGAAACTACTGAAGAAGGCAGAGACTATTAAAAGCAAAAAGAAAGCAGCTTCTGACAAAATAAAACTTGAAAGAAAAGCTAAACGTAATGATATTAAATTCTAAATATGGAAATAACACTAAAAAGAGTACTAAAGCTACCAACAAAGACATTAGGATTACTATCCATAGATGGTAAGTTCTTCTGCGATACACTAGAGGATGTTGAAAGATTCTCATGGGTAGGAGGTGTAACTAAGTTGTTAGTTGGTAAGAAGATATTCGGAAAAACAGCAATCCCTACTGGTAGATACCAAGTTGTAATGGCTTACTCAAACAGATTCAAGATGAGCCTACCATTACTCCTTAATGTTCCGCAGTTTACAGGAATCTTAATACACGGAGGTAATACCGAAGCTGACACAGAAGGATGTTTACTTGTCGGACGTAAGTCAGCAGACGGAAACATCTATGGTGCTAAGTCACTAGGTATTCTTAATAAATTAATTAGCAAGATAGAACCAGCTACGAAAACTGGTAAAGTATTTATAACTATAGAATAATATGAAATATATAAACGATTTTATTAACTGGTTAGTAATCTCATCTGAAGACCCAAAGAATGTATCACTTACAATTAAAGGTATTGCTATTGCAGCATTACCATCTATTGTATCTTTGTTAAACATTTCAGGATACTCACTTGATATGTCTCAGTTTAACACGTACTTTGACACAGCTATCAACGGTATTACAGTAGTTCTGACAGTGGTTGGTAACCTTGTAGCATTGTTTGGTTTAACACGTAAGGTAGGCAACACTATCGCAGGTAAATAACTTGACATGTATACAATGTATGTTGTATATACATAAATGAGTATTTACAAACACTAAAATATGGTATAATAGGATTTGACAGGGTAACCTGTCTTTTTCTATAGGAGGGCTCTGCCTTAATCCGATACAGCAAGGTCTACGTCAACGACAAAGTGACCCTTTACATTATATAAAACGATTTATACTAATATCATTATTACTGTCAATATGTCTAATAAGACCTGTTCGTGCATCATTTGAACCTGATGCAAAAGAAAAGAATGTGCTTCTAAGTGCATTTGAAATGCATAATATGAGGTTCCAAAAAGATGGATTCTTATATGTGTGGAACAGCCTAGACATGCCTATTGATGACAAAATAGTACTTACATCAATAAGTTACTGTGAGTCAGGGTTTAAGATTGATGCAGTAAATAATAAAAACAAGAACGGAACATCTGACGGTGGTCTGTTCCAGATAAACTCAGTACACAAATTAAGTGATGTGACTGACCCACAATCTAACATAAACAAAGCAGTTGAGTTATATACCAAAAACGGTACAAGAGACTGGAATAGCTCTAAGCACTGTTGGTCAAAAGTTATAGACTCAGTAAAAAAAGACCTCAGTTAGGGTCTTTTTTGTTTTCCTTATTATGGCACTTATCACACATGTAATCAATATCAATAAGTTCAATAACTGACTTCTTTGATATATCTTGCCCTGGTACTGAGTATAGAACACTACATTTACGACTACATTTAGGACATATATAGGTCATACTAATTTAGTAGCTCACCTTTATATTTCTTTCTAAGGCATCTCATGCACACAATGCCGTATTGCGATAGTGATTTTAGTTCTTTGTCAATAGGTTCTTCTGGTACAGCTACAATGTTTCTTGTCTTTGCATAACATTTGTTGCAGATTGATTTAGGTTCTTTCATATTATTTTCTATGTACAGAAAAGTTATTTTTATCTAGAGTATCAAAGTCTGTAGTAGCCTGTATTAACTCATGTCCTTTTTGCACTGCTTCTTCAAAAGGTACTCCTTTACCTGGACAGTATCGTATCATACAGTCATCATCTACAATGAAACATACATCTGTATATTTACTATTACGAGTAAGGAATGAGGACATATCATGTGCGACTATATTGTATCTGTTGTTCATATTAAAAATAATTTGTTATTCTTGCAACTTGACCACTGTCTTTGCTGTGTATAAATGCCTCTATAGCTCTTGGTGCCATGCAATAACCATTACGGTAGTGCCAAGCATCTGCTTCTGAAGGGCTTCTTAGGTACTCAATCGTTACACCATTAAAGTCTTTACCACTGTTGTACTTAATACTTCTTTTGTGGTGAATATGGTGCAAGTACACATACCTAAACTTTGTCTCAGCCCATTCCTTTGGAACTTCATTAGGCATAAGGTATGCGTAATCTGTTTCTTTTGCTTCATCACCGTGAGATGTCATAATAAGATTGCTACCATATACTGAGTACTTTCTATGACGTATACTGGTGTCAAACGTTACATTCTTGCTCTTATTAAACCAAGATTCTAATGAGTCAGCAAGAAAGTAACCAGACATGTAATCATGATTGGAAGGGTTAAAGATTACTTTCACGTCAGCAATAGTCATTAACTTCTCAATAATTGATACGTATAGTTTTCTAGCTACTTTGAAGTTTTCATGCCATGTTCCTGATACGTCTTGCTTCGTACCTCTAGTTGTTGTGTTATTGATTGTATCAATATGTAGAATATCATTTCCTACTATAAGCCATATTTCATCAAGGTTAAAACCAGAAGCTTTCTGTAGTATACCATCAATCCCAGACATAACTCTATCACAAGCTATATTGGTGTTGTACTCAGAACCTGTCTCTGAATCAACAGACAACTTACCTATGTGAACATCAGCAGGGTCTATAACAAGTAAGTGATTTCCTTGCTTCTTTCGTTTAACCTCAGGATATTTAGGAGAGTGTTTTTTCATGTCAGCTACTATAGATTCTGATAACTCTAAGTAGCTTTCACTTGCTATTTTGTTTCTAAAGAACACCGATGCTTTGTCTGTTTTAACCCATCCATATGATGCTTCTGATGGAATGTTATTCTCAATACCAACCTCTTCAAAAATACTGTTAGGAGACATACTCTTTTCAATGTATCGTCTTCGCTTCTTTTGAATTGAATGGTATGTATATGATGTACCTAGCGTAGCATTTATTATTTCTTGTAGTTTAGCTACTGGCTCGTTAATGTTTAACTGAATTATATTTTCAAGTTCCATGTACAAATACTACACAAAAGATTCTATAAAGTCAATAATCTTTTTCGTATTCCCACATTTATATAACTCTGTCAACTTAGTGTAAAACTCCTCTGTAGGTTTAATATCCATAGTAGATATGTCTATAAGTTTATTTACTTTCTTAGTTCCAAGAAGTGAATACATAAACTTTGCATACAATACTTTCACCTTTTCACCGTAACTTCTATTCGTTGGTACATTACACTTAAAACATTGTAGATGTATGTTATCTGGATGGTACCTTGATAGTAGCTTACATGACCTACTTGGTAAGTAGTGACCAGCATGTGACTTACTACCCTCACAGTAATCACCACATGTACAGCAGTAACCTGACGTTGTATTATTTATACCATCACGTTTTCTTATAAAATCACTGACACATTTCCATAGCTTTTTTTCTAGTGGTTTTAAAGGGTTCTTTTTTTTGTTCTTCATATTTTGAAATGTAAGTACTTGACAAACGTCTACATTAGTGTACAATAAGTACTGCTGACAACAGCATCCGTGTGTTCTTTAACAGAACTAAAGCGTGGTCTATAGAATCGTAAAATAAAATAGTATACATATAATAAGACCCCTTTGCAGGGGTTTTATTAATTAATCTATTTAGATTTCTTTTTTGTAAATAAATTTTTAAAGTAACTTTTTAATGTTTCAATCATATGCGTTGTGTTAGAAAGCTGGTTCTTCTGTTAGGTCTTCAAAGTGGTCGTTAATAAATGCTTCTATTGGTGGTTCTTCATTTGGTACTTCTTTTGGTGCGCTAGATACAGCAGGTGCAGCAGGTGTGTCCTTAGCTGCAAGTTGTCGTTTAAGCTCCTCAATCTCCATATCTTTAGCTTTCTGGTCAGAGATTTTATTAATGTTGTAGTATGTATTCACGGTACCGTTTTTCTCTACCTGTCTTTCTGTGATGGTAAAGTTAAGGTCCATGTTTACCCAGATAAGTGGGGTTCCAGGATGTTTCTTAGATTCATTAAAGAATCCAGAGAACCACTGGTCGCCAAACTTGTCTAACTGAACACGACATAGATAGCTTTTAAACTTTCGTGAACCGTCTTTTGTAGTGTTTTCGTATTCCGTAAAATCAATCTTGTCATTATATTCTTTAATGTGAGATATCTTTGCTTGGTATACCTTATTTGGTGTATATTCCATAATTAATTAAATCTATAAATTGCTAATGCTGCTAAAAATACTAAGAAGTCTTGCTCGAAGGCTAACGACTCGTGAGTACTAAACGAACCATCTTTCCCGATTCGTACTATTATCCTACCTGAGACTTTTTCATTTGTCAACTTTTCATATGCGTATTGGTATGCTGCAGTTTGTGCATGGTAGGTTCTATCATAAAGTGTATACACCCCACTCTTGTAATCTTTCTTTGCGTTTGATGTTTTTATATCAGCAATATATATATTACCACCTTGTTCATAAATGATATCACATGTTCCTGCATACCAGTACTCTACATTATATAGTTTTATTTCACTGTGAATTAGTTTCTTGTCATTACCCCACCATGTTTTGAAGTTGTTAAAACATTTGTCTTGAATACTATCCTTAGTAAAATTAGGTAGTACACCATGCTTTAGAAATTCTTCACAAGCATTATGAACTATGGTCCCGATATCTGCTGCTGCATCTTTCTTTTTTGTGTGTTGGATAGCAGCTTCTTCAAAGTCAGCCTTTACGAGTTTCTTGAACTTATTAAATACTCCCTTTAAGTATTCTACAGCTAATTCCACAGCCCATTTAAGTAATGCAGGTTTTGCTATTGAATTAAGTATTGTTGTAACTCCAGGTAACCTTTTCTTGTTGTAATAGTACTCATGAGATGTTGCTGTTTCTCTGTAGTAGAAACCTTCTTCTGGAATTGTACTTATTACAGGAACCTCATATGGTAGACTTTTGATACTTTCTTGTAAATTTATATTGTTCATGTGTTTTATGTTAAGTCATCAAATGTTCCAGCAAGAAATCGTCCAGTATGGGTATCAAATCTCATGTCGATAGTTCCTGTATTTCCACCTCTGTTTTTCACAAGTGTGACACAAATAGGTAGAGGTTCCTTTGTTGCTTTCATTCTATTGATTTCATCTTCTGATAATGATTTGTCGTAGTGTAGGACTATAGCTACATCTGCTTTTTCTGCTATACCACCAGAGCCTTTAAACACACTAGTGTCTACACGCTTTGATGTTTGCGCATCCCTTGATATTTGAGATGTTGCTATAACACTACACCCAGTGTTTTTAGCAAAGCTTTGTAGTCTATTGGAAATAGTATTTAGCTTTTTGTACTCGTCTTCAGAATCTTCAATGTTCTGAATAAAGTCAATTACTAGCGTATCAAAGTTTCCAAGAGCTTCTATCTCAGATATTCTGGAGCTTAGGAATGACCAGTTTGAGTTCTGGTTAATCTTTATGTTATATGCACATACAGTTTTCTCAGCAACCTGTATTCTTAGCTTTTGAACCTCTGACAACTCCATGTCGTTGTATGAGTTATACCCAAGCAATACAGAGTTTATATCTTCACCTGACTCTATGGCAGCCATACGTGACAACACATCAACATTATCCATTTCTATTGACATGAATAGGACTCTTGAACCTGTCTTTAGCATACTGTTCAATATGTTAAGTGTAAGCTGTGTCTTACCTGCAGATGTTTGACCACCTATCACATAAAACTTACCTTTTCTGATACCAAGAGTTGCCTTATCTAACTTGTCTATACCTGTAGATACACCAAGTATCTTGGTACCACTATCAAGGTTCCTTCTGAACTCCTCTCGTTGTGAATATAGTTTTGACAGTGTATCTTCAAATGTGGCATCTGTTTGTAACTGCTCTGTTGCAAGAATTGACTTATTACGTATCTTAATAGGTAAGTCATCTTCACCCTTAAAACCCATTTCAGCTATCTCATGACCAACAGATATCGCACCTCTACGTATCCTTAGTTTCTCTAATGTGTCTATGTATGAGTCGATATTACCTGTTGATGGCACAGAACCAGTAGCATCAGTAAGGAACATAACACCACCTATTTCTGATAGTTTATCTCCTAGCTCTGACATAACTGTAACAATGTCAACATTCTTTCCTGTTTTAACCAAGTTGCTTATGCAGTTAAAGACTATCTTGTTATTATCAAAGTAGAATGAATCAAGTGACAAACTTCTTATGCTTTTTATCAGTGCTTGTTTACTTATCAAACAACAACCTATAACAGCTTGTTCTGTTTGGTTGTCGCTTGGGATTGCTCTTATGTCTTGTTTCATAGCATAATCTAGTTATCACTAAGTAAATACTCATCTTCTATATTTTGTATTTTTTCCAAAATATCCTCATTATCACCAACATATGGTGGTATGCCATAATACATACATAGCTCTACATGACCTCTTAAGAACTCTTCTGTGAGTTCATCGTGTCCAATATCACCAGTAACAAAATCTATATCATCTACACAGTTATCATCACAAATCACGAAATGTTTTCCTTTGTAGTCAATCTTCTTCATACTAGTTTGAAGATACAGCTTGTTGTTCACTACCAGAAACTGGTGCCTCGTACACAGTATTTTGTTCAAAGTCTGACTGTGTAACATATCCTTTCTTAGCGATTTCACTAGTAACAATGTCGCTGTTCTTTGTGATAACATCACTGATAGTTACAGTGCTATTTGTGTTTAAGCTAGAGACTTCTGGAGTAACAGAAGATGTCGTAACCTTTTGTTCTGATTTACTACTAACATTGTTTGTAGTTGTTAACGTATCTTCTACTAAATCACTACCTAATTCTTCTGTACTAATTGTTTGTTCATCCATATTGTTGTTCTTTATATTTCTAATAATTGCAAATGCTGAGACTGCTAAAATAGCAGTACTCAAAATAATAACATTAATTGTTTTGTTCATAGATTTCTTTTTGTTAATTAATAATTCAGCCTCCAACATGGAAACAGATTCGTGTTGCTCCCACTCATCACATTGACACCTGTCATCTTCACACCATGGTGACGATATGCAGTACTTCTTGTATGTCATAGTTATAACTTAAAACCATTACCTGCTTCGACTTTTGATAGTTTATAGTACTTCTCAAACTTTGTAAAGTTCCTGAGCATAGAGCTAGGTTTTGTACAGTCTGGAACAAATTTAGGGTCGTCAACAAACTCTACAAGTCTTGGAATAAATGATACGTATTCTTTTATATTTTGAGGACCTATGATACCAGCAAGAGCCAGGGCGGATTCCCTCTCAACTTTCCAACCCATCATGCCCTTCATAGCACGGTTAACCTTAAGAAATTCTCCCATAACTGCTTGTGTCATTGATTTTTTAAAGTCGTCCTCTAGTTCTTTATTACTATCATTCTTTATTACTATAGAATCTTTATTACTTATGGTGGGTAAAATCCCTGTTAGGGAATTTCCCTGAATGGGATTTTCCCGTTTAGGCTGAACTGGATTTTCCTGTTCAGGAGACCATAGCACTGTGTAGTCAACTGTCCCATCATTGTTCTTTTCACGTAGTAGGTATCCAGAGTCCTCTAACTCCTTCAGACCTGACATAACTGAGTCAGCACCATCCTTGCAGTCAAGTGCGATTCTCTTTGCGCTAAAGTCCCATGTTCCTGGTTTAGAACAGATATATAAATATAAACCCTTTGCTTTTAGTGTAAGGCTTTTATCTGCAACCAGAATGTTTGACACTTGCGTAAACGGCGTATCAATTCTCATTGTTATTTTCATAGTTCCTATTAATTACTTATCTTGTAATGTCTTTCGACAAGTACATAATATACTATTATTTCTTTGTGTCTAGTTGCCTCTCATGGACTCGAACCACAATTCACAGCTTCAAAGGCTGGCGTCCTACCATTAGACGAAGAGGCATATAAAACAAAAGCTCTACTGTGAGAGCAAGCTAACATTTTTAGATAAGTACCTTAGAAACAAGACAATTTTTAGCAGTTTGTAGGCTTTTGTTTACACGAAGCTCGTGATATTTGTATCATAGCATACTCACTACAGATGTCAATTGTTGACATTTAGTAGTATCTTTGTATACTTGTTTTATTATAAGATAATACCAAGTTGATATATTAGAAAGATATGACAAGACAATTTAAACCAAACGAGTTACAGAAAGAAGAGCATTATCGAAGGATGTTGAGGTTAACAACTTTATTCATAGATAAAACACCAAAGGAAATTGAAGAGTTACTTGAGACTCTAGACGATATGGGTATGCTAACACCATACGGTCAATACATGAGAAACTTTCTATGGAAGTGGATGTACTCTGGTGATTACTAATATTACTAAAAAGATAATCGTATCATCGTGATACGAAAATACGTACTAAATGATACGTTTAAAACAATTTACATTAGAATATAGCAAGCACTTTACTTTTTAGAAGAAATGTGTATACTGTAAATGTCGCTGAGGTAAGTTTCCAAGCATTACAGTCATGTAGACAGCAGGTGCACACACCGTGCATACTACACAGAAGAACCCAAAAGTGTGACAAAACCTTTAATGCGTGCGACAGAAACCGTTGTATCTGAAAAGGTATAACGGTTTCATCATAAGGCTCACAGGGGTTACCTTGTGGGGTCCCTGTGTCGGTGGTAGAGTGGTCAATTACAACGGACTGTAAATCTGTCGCCTTCGGGCTACGAAGGTTCGAATCCTTCTCGGCACACATTAATAGGAGGTTAGTTTAATGGTAGAACAGTGGTCTCCAAAACCATTAGTATAAGTTCGATTCTTATATCTCCTGCATTCATAATCTAGTATATTAGGTTATGACATATGTAGTCACTGTCAGTAGCAGACTACATATGATTCACTACTGCTATATAGTAATAGAGATAATATACATATCTACTATGTAGACAAAATAAAAGCAATTTGACACAATAGCAATATTGTGTCTTTTTGTTACCTTGACTTGCAATGGTATGTGATTGTGTTATATTTACATTACCAACAAGGTTGAAGATGCTCTGCATAGTTAGCATTAACAGTTCCCTACCTAGTCCTTGTTGCAGAGCGCGCTAGTTGGGGAACTTTTAATTTTAATTATGACACTAAAAAATTCACAATGGTTTGCTTTAGCAGGAATAATCGTAGGGGCTCCTCATCTTACGCAATTATTTGCTACCATATTTCAATGGGTGTGCATTGTTCTAGTATTTTATTATTCTTATCAAGAGTCTAAATAATATGAAACTACACGAAATACCACAAGGTAGCAGAATCAAAGCAGAGACGTTTAACGGTAAGAATGAAAAACTCGGTGACTTTATAATCTTTCACAGGTTAGATGGTGCATACTCATATTGTACTGTAGAAGGAACTGATGAAGTATGTCATTTGTCTGCTAATCAAGAATTAAAAGAAGTCGGTGGTTACTATGAATTAGCCTAAATAATATGTCACTATTCACAACAAAACAAGAAGCAGTAGAGGCTCTCTGTAACGAGATAGCAACAAGTGTTACACTTATGGGTGATACATTTGATGAGAAAGAAACAGTCGAAAAGATTATGGGAATAATTAATAGTGATTTGGAATAATATGAGAGAGATTAAATTTCGGATATGGGATAAGGAAAATAAAGTATACTACCCAAGTATTTGGAATGTTTGCTTTATTTTTGGTGGCATTCGTTTTGCTTGGGACGATTATGAAAATTCAGATGGTGAAACTATGATTACAGATTTACCGAAAGACTCGTTTGAGCTAATGCAATACACAGGACTTAAAGATAAAAATGGTATAGAGATTTATGAAGGAGATATAATTGTAAATACAGAAGAGGAAGTTGGTAAACGTTGTGAAGAAGTAGAGTGGCAATACAAAGAAACTGGGTTCTTCCCATTTGCTGATTCACCTGATAACTGCGGTCATTGCGGTGGTGGAGAAAATCCCGGATCTTATGAGGTTGTTGGCAACATTTATCAGAACCCTGAGCTATTAACTAATGAATAATATGGATATCTTACACTCTATAGGTTATACACTATTAACATTTACATGTTCATGTGTTGTTTTACCAGTTATTTTTATAAAGTTTTCTGTAAGTAACCATAACAATAAGGAATTAGAGAGTATAATATTTCATCTTTCTGTAATGTTCTCATTATCAGTATTTTTAATTACATTATAATATGACCAAAGAACTAATATGAGTAAACAAAAGATACAAAACATACACAAACAAAATCCTGTATTGACAAAAAGTGCATTAGAAAATGCAATACGTCTTTGTTCAGAAAAGGATGAGAGAATGCAAATGACTCCGACAATATTTAAATACCCAGGTATTGGTCCAGATGGTACTACATTAGTAATAAATATAACAACAATGGAAAAATACTATGAAAACAACCCAACAAAATAAAGAGTCCACCTATCACGAAAAATGCCCATACTGTAATACCGATTTGCCGTTAGAAAAAGATGAAGGAAATGTTATATTCAAATGGCATTTAGGACGTCATGTCGATAGTGAGTTTTGGGGGCTATACCGTAAAGCGGTTGTAGTTGGTAAATCAGGTAAAGAGTCTATTGCTACTATTGATTGCAATGGATGGATTTGGTCATCAGGTAGCAAATAATAATCATTAATTATGAACACACAAGAAAAACGAGAAGCAATTAAAAGCAAGGTAAAAGACTCACTACATTATGAAGTGCTTGAGGTTGAAGGCGTAACTGCGCTGGATATTTTACGAGCAGCAGATGAGCTGTTAACAACTTGGCATGGAGATAGTTACTATACTTTCGGAACACGCTTTGTACTTACAGCAAGTGGGTATCTTTATATGATTGACATACAATTAATATGAGAAGATTAACACACGAACATTTCTACGAAAAATGCATCACTAATGGTAATAGCTATCTAATGAGTGAAAACCTTTATAAGTGCACACAAAAGTGTTACACAAAACACCCAGTTGTTGTTACGCTT